ACACCTGGCGGTGCTGTGGCTGCTTGGTGCGCTAGTGGCAATGCTTTGAATAAGCCTTATTCCTTGGCTAGTTGTTCTACTACTGGGACTGCGCCAAATTTCAACATGAGGGTTACTGTTATGAATCGTTCGACTGGGGCGGTTCATGTGGCTAATTACGATATGGGTCCTTTGGAAAAACGTCTTAAAAATCCTGATCCTCCTTGGCTACCTGCGTCGATGGATGACATCGCACCATATCTTGAAGCTAAGCCTATTCCTACAACTTTCCCTGAACAGTGGATGAGCAAAACGGGTCAACCTTTGCCTGTGATTCCGTTCCTTTTCGAGGGTCCTCCTTCGCCTTTGCCTGCGGTTCCTCCTTATGTCGAAACCACGACATATCCTAAGCCTCCGGATAAAACCACTGTCGAAAAAACGATAGGGAATCCGTACAACTTGCCGGATAACGTTTCTAGGATTGTCCGTGAATCGGTCGGGTCTGCTACTGCTTCCGGTGGTCAAACCAGTACTACGGGTGTGAATCCCACGGGTGCGCCGTTGCCAACTACTCCGGCCCCTCAGACTCCGGTGAAGGAAACGACTACGGCAACGTATGACCCGGCAACGGATCAGACAACGGCAACAACTGTTCGTCAGATTGATGCCGTGTCTAAAACTACAACGGTGAATCAGTCGACGACTATCAATAACACTGTGGTGAACAATGATTACACATCTAAGGTAACGAACACTACGAACATCACTAACACGTATTGGGACATTACAGAAGGTGAAGAATTACAGCCACCTGACGAGGAAGAATTGCCGGAACCGCTGCCTCAGTCTGAACCGTCTTTAACTTGCGGTCTACCTGATACGCCTGCCTGCAAGATTGACGAAACCGGTACGGCTGAAGCTGTCGATAAAAAGGTCTATGAACCTGAAGCCGATAAGCTTAAAACGTCTATGGATGATGGCCTGAATCAAATCAAGGTTGCTCCGGCAATTTTAAGTGGCTGGAACGTCTTTTTTAACACGCCTGCGGTTGTGGCTTGTGAACCGACTGTGTTGCCGGATTTCAATGGCTCGTCAATGGGGACAATTGACCCTTGTCCGGTGGTCGATGGCATGCGCTCGGTCATGGCTTTGATTTGGGCGGCCAGTGGCTTGCTTCTGTGTCTCGGTATGGTTCGTCAAACAATTCAAGGTGCATAAAAATGCCTATCTTTGCCGCTCTTTTGCTCTCGCTTTGTAATGCTCTCGCGGTGCTTTTTGCGCGTCTTATGTCGGTCGAAGCGGCTATAAAACTGGCGGCTTACGTTGCGTGGATGGCCTTGGTCGTTGCTCTTTTGGGGTCTGTTTATATCTGCCTTTCATCGCTTTACAGTATGGCTTCGGGCTTGTTCAGTGGGTCGGGTGCCACGGGTGGTTCATGGGTTCGTTTTTTCTTCATGGGGCTAGGAATATTCATACCCTCGAATGCGGGTGCGGTGATCGCCTGCGTTGCGTCGGTCTGGTTGGCTACGAATATTTATCGTGTTCAGTCGTTCGCTATTAAAACGTTTCATGGGGGCGGTCAGCTTGTTGCATGACCCTTCGATTTAGTACACCACTCTCTAAAATTCAATCCTAATTTTTTTCAGGACTTCCAAAAATCGTTTTTCTGTAAGTCCGCTGTAAGGCGCTCTCCAAAAGTCAACCCTAATTATTTTCGCGGCTCAAAAATGAAAAAATTGCTGGTTTCCATCTTGGTTTTTCCCTTGGTCGGTGCTTCCGTTGCTCAGCCTTTTTTGGTGGATGAGCCGTCTGTGGTTCTTCCTTCCGTGGTCGAGCTTTTCAAGCGTGAAAAACCCTCGGCGGTGATTGCCGGTTGCGCTCGGTTCGCTAAGTCCTGCAAGTGTTTTGACGGCTCGGGTAAATCGGTTGACGTTGAAAAATTGGTCTGTCTCGCCTGGACTCCTTCGGGCGCGTCGTTGGACCTTTCGCCTTTTCGTTCAATCGTTGCTTTTCGTAAACCTGACCCTGATGATTCCGTGTACTTCGGTCCTGCGCCAAAGGTCTACAAATGACCGATTACGCGTTGACGGGAAAAAAGGGAACCGGCAAATCTAAGCATGCCGTGATTTTGATTCGTGATCGTTACCTACGTCAAAAAAAACGGGTGGCGACTAATCTGGATTTGAACCTTAAGGCGATGTTCGGCGTCCAGTCAAAATTTCACTATGTCCGAATTCCCGATAAGCCGTCAAGTTTCGATCTGCTCGCGGCTGGTCATGGCAATCCTGACAGCTACGATGAAGATTTAAACGGCGCTCTGGTGCTCGATGAAATGGGGACGTGGCTCAATACGCGAACCTTTGGCGATAAGGATCGGGCGGCGGTTTTGGACTACTTCGCTCATGCTCGTAAGCATGGTTATGATACCTGGTACATCATGCAAAACGTGGTCCAGGTCGACAAGCAATTACGGGAGTCGTTCATTGAACAAACTGTTCGGCATACCTCGTTCGCAAAGGTCAAAATCCCTTTTGTCGGCTGGATTCTCGGTGCGCTCTTTGGTGATCGTGCGGCCTACTTCCCGCGTTTTCATCGGGCGGTTTACCGGCTCGGCGTCAACCCTCAGGACCTCGTTACCAATTCGGCCATGTTCACCGGGAAAGACGTCGAACCCTGCTATGACACGCGCCAGGTGTTCATGGATTCTTACCCTCATGGAACGCATACCGTTTTGAGCCCTTGGCACATTGAGGGGCGGTTTTTGCCTCAGCCGTCCCTGTCGTGGTGGGCACGGCTTTGGGCCGCTCCCGCTGTGGTGCGGGTGCCTCGGAGGGCTGTCCATGATCCGGTGTTTGCTCGGGCCGTGTGGTTTGCAAAACGGCTTCCGCCTGACCGGCGAATTCACTTCATGCGCGTTTATCTTGCGTCCTCGATGGCTGCTGGTACAGTTCCCTGATGGGATTACAGGATCGTGACTATTACCGGGAGTGGTGGAAACAGCGCAACGCTCCGACCAAGCGCGCTTGTTATCGCGCTTTTGTTCATCGCGTCGTCACTCCTTCGCAGTGGCATCCTGTTTTGTCGGTGCTGCTTTTCGTCGCGATCTGCTTGGGCGTTTATGGTGCACTTCGCCTAATCTCCCGTTTTTGACAAACAGTGAATTCGCGATCCACGGGTAGCGAATAGCGTCAACCCGTGGTGAGGCTTCGGGGGTATGGGGCTGGCCCCATGTCAACGCTTGCGCATCACTTGCCCGTTATTAGAAAACATCTATCAGCAAGCCACTTCTGATAGTTTCCTTCTTTACTGTTTATACATCGTATGAAGTACTCCAGCCAGTCACGGGCGGCGCTGATAACCGGGGCGGCGTGAACTCCAGACGAAACGATTGCCCCGCCAGTCGCTAGCAATGCTTTTTTTAACGCTTCCTCAAGCTTCGCTCCTTTCGAGGTTCCTTCGTATTGGCTAATGATTGCTCGGGCGGCCCATGCTTCCGCGTCGAGTCCTGCGAGTTCTGCCATTAGTGCCACGTCGCCCGGTGTGCATCGTGCGCGTCCATGCCTCCAATCGCTAACGGCTTGGCGGTTTTGCTCTAGGTGTCGAGCTAGCGCTGCATCACTTCCTGCGACTTTGCTTGCTCTGTCGATCAGTTCGACTAAATAAATTTGCTTCGTTGACATAAATCAACCTTTCTTTGTACATTTTTGCTGTACATTTCGGCTCATGTACTTTTTTCTTGTACATCCCTAAGCCGGGTATCGGTTTGCCCTGACGGGCCAATTTTCGCAGGAAAGCACACCATGATCAAAATCGTTATCACATCGCCCGAAGTCCGCAACATGGCAGGCATCGGCAAAACCAGCGGCAAGGCCTACGACATGAATTTCCAGACTGGTTACGCTTTCACGGTTTCGGCTGATGGTGTCCTGGCTGATTTTCCGGATAAGTTCGAATTCGTGCTTGACAAGAATCAAAAGCCATACGAGCGCGGAAATTACACATTGGCCCCTTCTGCGGCCTTCGTCGATCGTGATGGGCATTTGTCCGTCAAGACTCGCCTTGTTCCCGCTCCTGCTGCCAAGTAACGGGCGGCATCATGAATGTCGGTGATATTCAACAAATACACCATATCGCCCGCATGGCCGTTCTGGCTATGTGCGCCCGTGGTGTCGCTGGTTCGGAGTTCGATAGTTCGCCCGAAGTACAGCAGGTACGGTTCACTATTTCCCGCACTGATGGTTCAACCCTTGAATTCCCTGTGGACGTTGAATTCATCGGCACCCACGCAATGCCAATCGGGGGCATGTCGCTATGAATCGCTTTCACATTGAACTGCGTCCGGCTGCTCACTGTGTCCACGTGGCGGTGATTGGTCCGGCTGGCTTCGTTTATTCGTCTGCTCGGCTCAGTGTGTTTGAAGCGGCGGCGCAAGGTTTCCGGGTCGCTCGGGCCTATTCCCGCGCTAAGGTTTTCCGGGTGGTGGTGCTGTGAAGCGCATCGGTGAGTTTCTTGCGCCATTGCTGCCCTTCCAGCGCGAATTGAAATTTTCCGTTCGCCTGCCGTGCGGGTCGCTTCGGAAATTTGCCCATGTCGAAACCTTTCAGGCTTATGTGAAAACGTGGCCTGAGAGCGATTTCTATAGGGTGTGGCCCATCCCCTTCTGCTGCCTTATTACGTCGCGTTCTGCGCCATTCTGACCATGCAAACCCCTGCTCAAGTCTCGGCGCAAGTGGCGAAATATCCGCCACTCCAGACTGCCACGTTACGCGCTGCCTTTCGTTTGTCGCATATCGCCATTGCTGCCGACTTGACGGGCGCTCGTGTGCGTGCTGACGGGGTGCGAAGCGCCCCCGAAGTACGCGCATCGGGCGCGGGGCTTGTCCCATTTAAAACAAAAATTGATTCTTCAATTTCCTTCGCAAAACCTATCGTTGCTGAGCGTCGGGTGAATCGCCTCAAGCGCTCGGTATGGGCGTCGGGCCATCTTCACGGCTTGGCTGAAAACGGCTTCCGTCCTGCGGTTTGCTGGTTCGTCACTTTGACCTATGCGCGGGCCAATGATTGGGCTGCAAATCACATTCAAAAAGCGGTTATGGCTTTTCGTAATTGGTGCGTGTCAAAGGGCGTTCCATGTCGGTATACATGGGTTGCCGAAATTCAGCCGAAACGGCTTGAGCGTACGGGGGATGCTGTCGTTCATTACCATTTGCTTGCATGGCTTCCGGTGGGTGTCTCTATGCCCTTTTGGGACAAGCCCACTCGCAAGATGAATGGCTTCCGTGTCGAGTTTTGGCCGCATGGCATGGCCAACACTGAAAAGGCGTTTTCAGGCGTCGGCTATCTCATGAAATACCTGTCCAAATTGGGGGAATTGACGATTTTTCCTAAGGGCCTTCGGCTCTATGGTATCGGTGGTCTGACCCTCCAAGGTCGTTCGGTTCGCACCTGGTACAACTTGCCGGAATGGGTGAAAAGAACATGCGGTGTTGGCGATGTGAAAAAGGTTGGCAATGCGTTTGTTATGCGTGATACCGGGGAAATTTTGGACCCTGTTTACTCGGTGGTCAAAACGGGTTTCGGTCTGCTGTTGAAGCTGCTTCGGCCATTGCCTGAGCGTTTCCACGATGGTGCTTATTCCACGCTGAGGGCTGCTTAATGACTGCTGCTGATGTTCTTCAATTCGAATCTTTGATTACGGCCGGAATTGCGGTGATCGTGTTTGCGCTCGGCTATCTTGCGGGGTTCGCACAATGAAAAAAATCATTTCTTGGGTCGTGTTTGCGCTGGTTGTGTTTGGCGTTTTCAAAGCGGCTCAGGCGTTTAAAAATCCTTGGAACCTTCCAAGTCCTGCGGCAATGGTGTTGCCTGCTGCGTCCACGGGTTGCGCGGATTCAAGGGATTGTTTTCATGACTGAATTTGTCCCGATTTTTCTCGCGGCTTGGGCTGTCGGCTATGTCCTTGGTTTCAAGGTTCGCATGGTTCGGCTGGCCTTCTCTGCGGCTTAGGTGTTATGGGTTTGCCGCTGCCCTTTCAGCGGTGATTTTCTTTATAGGTGTTCACATGAACTTTCGTCAAAAGATGGCCCGTTTGGCCGTGGTGTCTGGTACTGGTGTTGGTTCGGTTTCCGCGTTCGCGGTTGACCCTGCCACGGCTCTTGAAGCTATCGGAACGCTGAGTTCTTCGGCTACCGGTTTCGGTCCTGTCATGTTCGGCCTTGCGATTACCGTGGTCGGTATCATGATTGGCGTGAAGTGGATCAAGCGCGGCAAATCTGCGGCTTAATTTAGCCTTTTCTGTTGGTACTCTTTGCGGGGTGCCAATGGAAAATGCTAATCAAAAAAATCCTTTTCCTTGCGTCGCTGGCGGTTCTGAATTTTTCAGCGTTGGCGGTCACAAATCCGCCGGGTTGGGATACCTCTTACCGTGTCGTGGGTGGTGAGCAAGTTTGGTTAAAGGGTGGTGGGGAATGGCTGCGTCCTGGTGAGGCGACGTTTACGGGTGGCGGTTCCAATTCTCTGATCGCTGCCACGGATGTGACTCCGAAAATGAAAAATGGAAAAACCGTTTCTCTCGCGCTCAAACGTACCTTGACGGCTTCTCAAGCTGTTTTGGCTGCAAAGCAAATTGGCGGTGTTTTGATTGGCGGTCCTCTTGGTGTTGCTCTTGTCGCGGTCCCTGCCATCATCGAATGGATCGCTTTGAATAATGCACAGAATATCCGTGTGAGTTCTGGCGTTGTTGAGAAAAAAGACCCCAACGCTTGTGCCGTGGCTCCGTGTTATGAATATCAGGCTTGGAAAATATTTGAAGGGGTGATGATACAAACTCCGTGGTCTACACCTGGCGGTGCTGTGGCTGCTTGGTGCGCTAGTGGCAATGCTTTGAATAAGCCTTATTCCTTGGCTAGTTGTTCTACTACTGGGACTGCGCCAAATTTCAACATGAGGGTTACTGTTA